CTACGTATGGAATTTTAGACGGCTTAAATGGATTAAGAACCATACGAATAAGTTTATCATTGCAAATCCAAATGTTGGCTTGCAATTCATCAAAGGCTTTTAATTCATCGGGTATCTCTACGCCATTTTCTTCAAGCATTTCGGTATCACACATACCCCAATACTCAAGAACTTCAAAACGATCAATGCCATGCTCTGGCGCATAGTCAGAAAGATCATCCTCCCAATATTTTTTATTGTAGTTTTCGCCAAACGAAATAGCTTCGTCAATAACTTGACTACGGAAATAGGGACGTTTCTTTAAATTACGCAATTGTGTACGTGACATTTTATGTCGCTCAATAACGTACTGAGCCTCATCCATACTATTTGAATCTGGATCAGGATAAAAATTCCAAACTGATACATGCTCTACTTGTGGCACAGTTTTGAACACAGGATCATACACCCCGTCTTCATTCCAATTTGGATATTCTTTATCAACAGCAAACGGACCTTTCATTACGCCTGTACCAAAAAGAGCCATTTCAAATGCGCTACTACGCAAATTTTTATTTGCACTAGACTCTTCTAGTTGATCGTGAATCTTTTTTTGCATCCGTTTGGCTGCAATCATAGCAGGACTAAATTCAATAGCAGTGGGAGTTTTACCCGGACCTTCTTTTAGTTTGTCTTCTACTGGTTCTAATTTATCTGTAAGGGAACCTAGATTTTCTAAAAGAGACGTTGCTGTTGCACCCGGAGGAAGATCGTTGCCATCACCGGCAAAACCATATGGGCTAGACAGAGCAGTTTCACCTCGCAATTCATCGGGAACTTGGGGATCAAAATGCACATCTTCCACAACACCTTCAGGTAGTTCTGTAGGCTCAACAGAGAGTGGAAATTTATTGTTGGCAAATAGAACGTCAACAATTTGACCATAGGCGGCCAGTGTTTTTGTTTTTGTTACTTTAATAAATACACGAGATTTCTCAGCCTCTGTGAACTGAACATCTGGTCCATACAAACCCCGATAATTACGATACGCGCGAAGCCAACGCTCTTCGTCTTGATATCTATAATCTTCTGCTCGTTGATATCGTTCTAAGATAAATGGAATAATATTTGCTACTCCAGCATCTTCAACAACAGTATCCTCTGTATCTTCAAGAGCGATAGCATCATCTTCAATCATCATTTCATCTTCGGCCATAATGTTTCCTTAATATCCAAATGTAGAATCTGCTACCGGCATACCTGTCGATGGTCGCCCGTGCGGGTCGTAGTCGAAAATAGAGAACCGGGGTCGGGACATAATACCGTACCGGAGTGCGTCATACAAATGGTCTTCAGACTTTGTGTCAACGTCTTCTGGATTTCTTTTGTCCAACGGGATGGACGGTATTTGTGATATGACATTTGTGCAGTTATCAAAGAATACAAGTCTGGGTTCCTCTGTAAATTCGTCTATCTGTAGGCGGCGGTGTATTTCGTTCTTACCTGCTACACGGCTACCACGACTACGGTCTGATGGTCTCCAACGACAGCCTTTACTAATCATTTGCTCCGCAAGAGAAGGACCAGTATCGCCACGCTTGTGCCAAAGACTGCTATCCAAAACACCATACTTAATGTTGCCATCTTCAGCTTCCAAATCCAATATCATATCTGCCAAGTCTGTTGCCAATACTTTACTGACGTACAATTCTCTATATACAACCAATTGCTCATCAGGCGCAACGGCAAACCAAATAACACCAGAATAACTGCCGTAACCATAGTCACATGCACGAAACTTGACCCAGTTGTTAGGGATACGAAAAGGCTCCACAACATGAACATCCCGATTAAACTCAGTAAACGCTGCACCTTCTTTGATGTCCCAATCGCCTTCAAGAAGCTGTCTACGCTGCTGCTCTGGAAGAGAGAGAAGCATGGCTTCATAGTCTCCTGCCGCAGATAGGTACGGGTTATCAGAAAGTCTTGCTGGGATGAACCGTCTTTTGAATAGAGACTTTCCAGCCTTGCTATGTCCTGCTGGGTACTTGAGTACCTCTCCTGTTTCAATGTCGGTTGCATCAAATGTCCTGTTATACGGTGCAGGGTCAATGAACATCTTCTTGACCCACTGATGTCCCCGTCCACCGGGGTTAGTTGTAGCCCTCATAAAGATAGGCAAGTCTGGTGCAGTGGACCGTAGACGAGAACGCATGTAATTCCATGCATATGGTGTGGCCCACTGAGTTAATTCGTCAAACCCTATCCAGCTAAATGCCAGACCCTGATAACGCAAGACATCATCATCTTTATCCAGATACGACATCCACAACCTTGCGCCAGATGGTGCAGTCCACTGCATCTTACGTTCTGACCACTTGATACCTGGCCAAATTTTTGGGTACAACTCCTGCGACTTAAATATTAGTTCTCGCAGTTCTTCTGTTGTATGTCGCAACAGCAACCCACTGAACTGTGGATGACCCATGTAACGCAGTGGGTCAGCAAGCATTGCGTAGCTTTTACCACCTCCCGCACTGCCACCGTATAAAACTTCACGTTCAGATGCGGCAAGAAACTCTGTCTGCGGCCCTTCGTTTGGCTTGAACAAAACATTAGCGTGTTCTTCTATGCTAGATGTTTCACGTGTAACTTCTTTTATCTCAGGCTGTGGCTTTTTTGCGCTTTGCGCCAAGCCTTGTTTCTTCGATTTCTTGCGCTTTGGCAATTGCCTTTTCCGCATAGTCTGCCCATTTGCGGAGGCTTGCAGCTTGGTTCTTACGCTGTCGTTCATGTGCTAATCTTTTGCGTAATCCAACATGTGATATGTATCTTCCAGAATTTGCCGACAACCAATTTGCCACCTCCCTGTATGAATAGCGTTTCACATGTTTTCGTGCAGTCTCAAGTAAATCTAACTCTGTGGCTACTGGCAAAAGTATGTCGGGGTCACTCTCATCTGCCATGTATCCAAATGGTATTGTTCTTGCTATGCGTGGGACTGGAACCCACTCTTCCTCATCCTTTAAATCAGTAGGCTGCGGTAGCTTCCATTTTCCTGCTGTTCTGCTCATTTTCTTTCGGCCTAGCAAATACGGTATCGCAATCTTTACATATACGCCTATTGCGTCCTTGTCGTTTCATATTCCTAGTAAAACAATTTGGACACATATCATTCTTGCGTCCCTCCTTGATACCAGCGTTCCAATCAATGAACTTCATCGTCTTCCACGACGGCTTTAGGTGGCATAAGCATAACACCACCAGATGCTTCGACTTGCATCTTTTCTGTTTTCACAAGACCTACACGGTCAAGCAGTTCCTTCGCTGCAACCATCTTGTCACGAATGCCAAGTTCAGTTGGGTCATATAACGCACCTGTCATCGCCATTGCCGCCTTCGGCGCATTACGTGCCATGTACATTTGAGTCGCCTCAAGTATTTCTTCTTTAATACCTTTAATAATTTCTGCAGTGCTAGAAGTGTCAGCATATCCCGCCATCTTTTTAGCTGCGACCATATCACCGCCAGCTTCATCAAAAAGAACATCAAGAAACTTTTGTTGTTTGTCTGTTAGCTGTCTAGCCATTAAAACTCACCATGATGCATTGCGTGGGCTAATTTTGTACTACGTGATTTTACTTGAACTGCCCACCTACTGTCAAGCATTTCTTTTGCTGCTATGTCAAATTTCTTTTCGTGAACAGCATTCCACATTTTGGTAAACTTGCGAAGGCGAGGAACACCCATGTTAAATGCCATGTCCATTAGTACAAGTTGACGTACAGAGTCTAACTCCTCTACGCAAGGGTGCGCACGAACAAGTTCTTCTTCGACTATCTGTACGTCATTCTTTGCGAGGTACATAGCATCAGCTTCAGTAATACCGTACTCGTAGACAGCATCCATGCTAGGAATGTCCATCCAGTCCAGTTCTTCCTTTGTGATACCACGGTCCTCAAGGTTGCGTCCGATACCAATCGTATCAATACCAAGCGTATCTTTGTACACTTGAAGGCGCAGACCTTCGTGTGCTATAAGTTTGTTTACAAAGTTCTCAGAGTTATATTTCATTTCTCATGCCCCATCCATACCGCAAATGCACCTGTCATGGCCCCCGTGACTACACTCACTAGACCCGCCTGTGCGTTGGTAGGGTCTGGCAATGTCATAAACCACTCCACTACCCGCCAAGCGGATATTGACATCATAATCATCATCAAGCGGGGCAGTATCTTCCACTTGAGTAGTCTTTCCATTGTTACTTCTGCCACGATTAATCCTCGCCTGTTCTTCGGTAGTTCTGTCGTGCATATTCCACATCTGCAATAGGACTACCCTTTTCCAAATAACCTAGTAGCACTGCGAACACCAAAGCTGGCAGCAACGATAACACCAAGGCTATACTGATACCATGAAGGCATTGCTTGGAGTTGGGCAAATCCATTTGCCACTACTTCTTCCATACCCGGAATGAACGCAAGAATGAGAGGTATACTGAACAGAATAGTAAGCCACTCGTCTTTCCACGAAGACTTACTTCCTTTAGCCATTTCCAAATCCCAGTCAAGTTCGCCAGTAGCTTTCTTTTCCATGATTGTAGCTTCAGCTTTAGCCCGTGCAACTTTTGCACCAGTTTCTGCTTTAGTCTTTTCAACTTTTCCATTTAACCACGTCCCTGCCAGTTCAGCAACTGGCCCTATCAATAAGTTTAACATCTTTTAGTTCCTGTAGCTTTTTCTTGATTAAGAATACACGGGTCTCTATATCCGGCTCCATATCAGCCAAACGATACGTGCGTGGGTCTTTACCCGCCTCTGCGAAATCTTGCAGTCTTTTTTGCAATAGATTTAGGCTGGCGTACAAATTGTTTCCCCTTACGTGTACCTTCTCTCTT